TGCCGTCCTCGGCAAGCGGGGTTAGCTCTTTGATGCGCGTCTCTTTCTCTGAGATCGCTGTGTCCTTCTCATCGAGCATGGCCTTGATCTCATCAGCAATGCCGTCTTCGGAGAAGGTCCGGTTGAATGTTTTTTTCAACCGCTCAATTAAGTCTTTCATAGGTTTACTACCTCCTTGTTTAAATCCCCCCTCGCCCCCCTTTGTCAAAGTGGGGTTAAAATCTTTTTCCGGGGGTTCTTTGTCGTACTGTTTGTAGTGTTTGGCAAGGTGGCTGTAGCATGGATCCATATCATCTGCCGGGACGTCCACACCTCCCCTGGCGCCCATGAGCGCACCCATGGCAGCGCTGACCCCAGCCCATACCACTGATATCTCGCCGTCTATTACGTCATGGTGAGGCAATTTATATGAACCGATGTTTTCGGGATTCTCTGCGTCATACCATACAAAGCCCTTTCGGTATTTGCCCCAATCAATTTTGTCTTTGTCACCTGAGCCGTCTGAAGACGCCCATTTGGCAAGGCGTGATTTGGCGCCGGCTGCGTCCCATGGCCGGCCTTCATCAGCAGGGGTTGTCGGGGAAAAGGAGACTGCGCCTTTATTATCCAAGTCTGGATTCCCTCCGCCTAAGGCGGATCCGCGGGAATGACGTTTCTGTGCCGTTGCGCCGGGCTGGGCTCCGAGCCAGACAATAGAACCCTCCAGAGCCTCGCCGGGGGGGCCATACTCCCAAAAAAGGATATTGTCGTATGCTCCCTTTATGGGCGTGATGTCAGCAGCCTTGAAGCCGATCGAGGCATGGCGGCATATGCCGGCGTCTATGTTGGCGATCATCTGCTGGTTGAATTCCTTGAGCATGTAAACCCATGCCCAGGTGACCTTAACCCTCTCCATGCCTTCAGGAAGCCTCGGGGTATCGCCTGTCAAGGCGGTAAATTGTTCAGGGGTCATCTCTTCTGTCGAAGAATCGAAATACAGGCCGTTGCCGGGGCCTCCCCTGTTATGGCCGATTAAAAAAGATTTACCGGGAAAAGTGACTGCAAAGTCGTCAAGGATTTTTTCATTGAAGCGTTCGTTGTCCCTGTCAACACAGTTGTGAGCCATGAGGTATTTGCGGACATAGACCTCCTCTGCTGTGAGGGGCTTGAGTGCAAATTTGTTGACCTTCTCAAGGATCTCGGGGGTGATCTCTGCCCCGCCAGAGGCGGGGGACTTAAGGCCAAAGGATTTTATCAGTTCTAAGGGTTCTTTCTTCATGGCAACCGTCCTTCGTCATTGCCCGACTTGTCGTAGCGACTCTCAGCGGAGACTCGCATCGAGATCGGGCAATCCAGTCTGGATACTCCGGTCAAGCCGGAGTATGACAAAAAACAATGCTCTCTGCTCTTGGCTCTTAGCTCTACGCTCTTCATACTTTGTACCCTTTTGCTCTGAGGTTTTTCAGGGCGTCTTCGCAGGTGACGTAGGATTTCGCAACGGGGATTGGTTCGGGAACCTCGCCATCCGTATTGTCGGTCGACTTCACACCTTGAACCCCCACTTTGAAGTCGTTCCTTGCCTCTGTGATGGGACCTGTCTCACCGGACTTGCCGATTAGCTCGATTATCCTTTTGTGCGCGGCATCGATGACGGTTTTCCTTTCGTCTCCTGAGACGAAGGAGCGGATCCCCTCCGGCTCTGTCATCTCCGCAATCTTTATCTGCGCATTTCTGACATTCATTTCCATAGATGGCATAAAACCTCCTCTTTACAAAAACGGTTTAAAGGTTTAACGGTTAAAAAGTTAAAGATTGAATGGTTTGAAAACCATTGAACCGTTCAACCGTTCAACCGTTGAACTATTAATTTGTTATTAGTAGTAGCAGAAAAAAAGGACATCTACTGGCAGATCATGTCATTTTCTTGGGGAGCTAAGAGCAAAATCCAAAATGCTTTCGGGATTGCTCCTCTTAAAATAGGTCAGGCATCTTGCCTGACAGACGAGGCGGGACGCCTCGGATATTTTCGACGGAAGGATAGACAGGGGAAAAAGAAAACCCCTCTTTGGCAAAGAGGGGTAAGGGGAGATTTAAAGAAGGATTCCGGACGAGCCGGAATGACAATCAGAGAAGATTGGCCAGGATGCCGGTGATCTCTTCGATTGTCTTCCGTGCCTTTAATTCATACCGATTGCCGGCTGGTCGCTCCGCTCGGGAGGCTCGTATTCATAGGTGTAGCGGTTGTATCCGTTTATCTTCCTCACGCTCCTTCTCCAGCCGAGCATATCAATGGCATCGGCCTCGCGCGACATAATGGCGCCAAGGCTGAAGACCGAGCTGAAGAACTGCGAAACATGATGCCGCCGGGCAACTTCAAGAAAGCTTCTGTAGAACATGTCCGGCTCACCAATGATTTTACAACCTCTCTCTGTCTTATGAAGCTGCAGTCCGTGGGAAGTGATCCTGTCTGAAAAAAGAAAATGGAGGTACTGGGATATCGTTCCGGCGATCTCGGAGAGTTCCGGGTCTGTCCTGTGAAGAAGCTGCTTGACCGGAACGTCATAGTGCTTCTCAAGGATATAGGAGGCAATCGGGTTGCCGCGCCATGCCTCTTTTGCGAGCTTCGACATGACAATGCCGTGAGTTGGGTCGGGGAAATTAGCCATCAACTGCCCCGATCTTGTCGCAATGATGCCGATGCGGGCTATCTTTTCCATTCTTAGAAGATATGCCTGTACTGCCTTGGCCTCTTCATTGGTCGAATTCATCCCTCCCACGAGAAAAGCGGGCCAGTCGTATAGGATAGCAGAGTAATCTTTGTCGCCCAAACTCAGCTTTTCGCGGATGAGGCTTTTCGCATCATGCGTAAAGCCTGCCACTTTTATGCCTGAAATACCCCTCCTTAAGAGTAAATCAGTGAGTGAATGAGTCTGTTTATACCCAAAAAGTTGGGCAAGATGCCCTCCGGAGGTGCGAATTACCCCCTCGATTTCGACTATGGGGAAGGCAAATTGCTCGCCTGCACGGGTCATTGCCTCATTTGAGGATTCCCTGTCAAGCCTCTCAATGTAGTTTTTTATCGCATTGTTGTTGTCTTCGAGCAGGGCAATCTGCAGATCGCCTATGCTGTTGATGGTCAAAAAAGATTCGTTCATCCTATTCTCCTTAAAGAAAGTTCATGGTTATCGAAATAATTCAGGACCACCTTGACCTTTTCATCCAAGATATTCAGAAGATTGTAGATATTTTCGGAATCCGGATCGGTGAATGCTTCCTGACTGATTTCTAAGATGGAGTGGGCCTGAAGAACAGCCTCGTTGGCGTTGATAAAATCCTTACAGCTACTTTCCATAGAACACCTCCGATAGATTTTTGTTATGCGAGCAAATACAAATGCCCGAGTGTTTAACACGGCTCTATCGGAGACCGCTCCTATGCCTCGCGACATAAGAACACTCGGGCTTGAGGTGTGCAATCAGTTAAAACGCCTCAAGGGCCCTGAAACTAAAACGCTCCTTTCCGCATTCTTTGCGGAGGCCGGAGTAGGCCCCGATAGAACCTTTGTTAAAGTTAATTTAAAAATAACAGAAGATGGGGGAGTTGTCAAGAGAAAAAAACAGGCTTTGAGTATGATGCTCAAAGCCTTCCTATACAAATGCAATCAAGGAAATCAAAAAGATTCCGGACGAGCCGGAATGACAATTACTACAACAAAGGGGGGAAAACACTCTGGATTCCCGCCTTCGCGGGAATGACAACAACTATCCATTACTGCGCTAAAGCCATGCAGATGGGACAGGCGTCGGGGGCGGGGGTGAAGACGCAGATCCACTGGCCGTCTACTTCCCGGACGGTGTTGGCACAGCGGCACCGAGGATGTGTATCGGTCACCGGACTGATTTTGTTGCTTGTGTCTATGCCCTGCTCTGCCCATTCATCAAGCTTGGCCCTCTCCGCTGCCATGGACATCTCGCTCCTTGCGAGACGTTCCCAGCTTGAGTTTTGATCTCCGAAGAGTTTCTCTAAAACAGAGGCGACCTGTAAGGGATTGCTCCCGGCGATCATGTGGGCCTCCATCGCAGGCATGATTTTTTTGAGGATCGCTTCTGTGGCGTTGTCTTTAAGAAGCTGAAAACCGCTCTTGCAAAGTTCGTTATATATTTCGCTGTTTTTTATGATGTCTAAAATCGGCCTTTCTTTTCCGATGAGCTTTGCGGCCTGGATTAGGCCGAGGCTGTAGGACTGGCCGTAGTACCAGCGGACTGCGGAGTTTTCGTCATCGGGATCAAAGACGCCGATCCAGTCTTTCATCTGCTGCATAACCATGGCGCGCTGTTCTTCTGTGAAGGTGAAGGATTCGAGATCCTGTTTAATAGTTGAAAGGTTTAATGGTTTAACGGTTTCATGGTTTTCAACCCTTGAACCGTTGAACCTTTCAACCGTTGAACCGTCGAGCTTTGAACTTTTCGATGTTGGTAATTTCAAAATAAGGGATACTTTGTTTTTGAGTTCGTTCCATTCGTATTTGAGTTCGGTTTCGTAGTCTGCCTCGGTTTTATCGAGCTGGGGCCAGGGGGTTGGTCTATGCAATTCTTTTTCATGAGAATAAACGCACTGACTCGGGGACGTGTGTCTCCGTGTCTCCGTGTCTCCCTTTCTCCGTGTCTCCGTGTCTCCGTGTCTCCCTTTCTCCGTGTCTCCGTATCGGGTAGCCTTCCCTGTTGTTGCCGTTGCGGTTGATCCCATCATTTCGGCCTGGGCGTTGAGATTGACCTGCGCCCATTTAAGCTGCCAGTCGCCTTTCTTCCAGGTGCGGCCACGCAGCAACAAAAGATTTTTGACCAGGTAAGTGAACTGCGGCATTTTGGCTGCCTGCCTTATTGAGACGTCGGCAAGAAGCATCTCTGCCTCTGAGTCTGAAAGGTTTGCTGTTGTCGTCCATTGCAGCCCTAACATCCAGGGCGGAAGTCCGCTCTTTGCGGTGATCTGCTCGAGGACGTGGCGCACAGGCTCCTGCACCTGAAGAGTTTCTCCCTGCGCCCCTATTACACTTATCGAAATCTCTGAATTTGTATCTATAGCCCGAACAAAATCCGCTGATTTGCCCTCGCGTTTTGCGCGGATGGCTGCATTAAATTCATCCTCGATTGTCTTCCTTCTTGCGGCCAGGTCAACTCCGTCCCTCTTTGAAGTTTTATATATCACGGAAAATGAAGGATCTCCGAAACGCTCCCAGACGTTGAGT